TTTGAACTTGAAATTCATTTGTAGATCGTGAACCAGTCACAGATGTAAAAACAACAGTTGTGACATCATCTTTTTTTAGTGTAATCGTTTTACTAGCACCAATATTTGTATAATCTGAAACTGTAATTGTGCAAGTTGCAAAAGCTGTACTTAAAACTTTACCTCTTGCACCTCTTTCTGTAAAAGCTCCCCCAGTTAATTCATAAATAGTTTCTTGTGTTGCTACAAAATTAAATACTGTATTAGAGTTATCTCTAAAAGAACCTGCTCCTCTTGAATCTTTTATAGTTGTATTTGTAGAATAATTAACTAATGAAGGAAATCTTTTATAAGAATTTAAAGCATAATAAACATTGTTGGCAACATTAGCACCAGGATTGTTATGCTCTGGTTGGTCAGGAAGCCATTCACCAAAAGGTACTTGCATTATTTACCTACTTTTTTAATAGCTTTTTTATGTGATTTACTAAAACTCATTCCTTTTATCATTTCTTTAATCATAATACTCATGTGTTTTTTAGAATGATGAGGTGAATGTTTTTTTAATAATTTTTTTTCTCTTTTATCAATCATATTTACCTACTGATTATTATTTGTTACTGCAACATATCTATCATTAAAAGAAGCTGCTACAGTCGTATCGGATCTTTGTTGTAATGGTGCATTACCATATTGATCTTCTCTGTCGTTTCTTTCAAGTCTTTCAAGTGCTGTTACATATTGTTGTTGCCATGCTTGTACTTGTCTTGGTTCAATACCACCTAAAAAATTAGCAGCATGATACAAAGAACCATATAAATAAATTGAAGGATGATTTGTTAAAATATAATTAGAAGTATTAGAATCTGATAAAGGATCAAATGCTTTATAGTAATTAACTGTTGCTGTATATGAACTTGCTGGAGTTGGAGCAAATCTAAAATTATCACCAATAATTGTAAATGAACTTGGCATACCAGTAGTTGAACTACCTCTTATTTGATCCATTTGTGCTGGAGTTATATATTTTAAAGCATATTTTGTTCCACCACTTACAATAAACATATCTCTTATTTGTAAAAATCCTGTAGGAAGTGTAACTGTTTCTGCGTTAATTGTAAAAGAACTATCTGTTGCATTCATTTTTCTAATTCTTAATTTAGAATTAAAATCTTTTTCTGCTAAAACTATAAAATCTTCTGAAATCTCTGATGTTAAATCTGTTCTGTTTAACCAGTTTGCTATTGATGTTTTTAATTCTGTATATGTAGATAAAGCCATTAAATATTACCTTCTGCTGTTTTAAAATATCTAAACTCTATAGAATTTAGTTTTTTTTTTAATATTTTTTTTTGAACATCTGCTGGTAGTCCAAACCAATTATTACTACCATTATACTCATTTGCCCAAACAGATAAAGCTAAAGTTGGAATACTTGCTACTCTTTTTAAATCTCTGGACTTAGAATATCCATCATTAAAACTAAGTAATCTTTTATTGTGTTTTAGATGTGAATCAATATTAACTTCTTCTTTAACAGCAATTTTACCATCCATGTCATCTTTCATGTAGGTAGTTTTATTTAAACCATCAATAATAATATCTTTTTTCATACTCTGCCTTGTCCTTTGTAACGACTTTTTTTAGCCATTCGTTTTTCGTTTTTGTTCAAGTCCTTTTTATGTCGTCTTGGTCTTTTTTTTGGTTTAGGTCTTGGAACAAAGTGAACAAACTTTTGCCTAGCCACTAAGCACTCATTTCAGTAATAGAAACTTCAGCAGTACCGATAAAAGCTACTTTCTCACCAGGTGAAACTTTAAAAATTTCAGGTTGGTCAGCAGGTATAAAAATAGTTGAAGAATCGGCAGTTGAAACAGCAGTTGGGTTTGCACCGAATAAAATATAAATATCAGCAGTTGATGCTATTCTTACATATTCAGTTTGTGATCCAAATGCAGCAGATTGTGCTGATGTTCCACCACTTGTTTTACCTTGATGTGTAGTAGGTCTTAATCCATAATTAAAACTCATATTTTTCTCCTAATTAATTAAGGGGGGAAGTATCGCTAGACAAGATCCCCCCAGTTATTATTTATCTTCTTATTACAAATGTAACAAGTAATTTTTTAGCTCCAGTAGATGCACCATCAGTAATCATTTCAATAGTACCACCTTCTTCAACTCTATTTGCAGCAGTAGGTTCAGAAGAATCTACATCACCAGCAGCAGAGCCAGATTGAGCTACAGTAATTGCTGAACTTGTCATAGCAGTTCCACCAATTTCAAAAGTAATTGCTGCGTTTGCACCTGATATAGCACCTTGTAAAGCAGTTATAATTTTTACTACTTTACCACCATCAGGGATAGCAACAAAAGTTGATGAAGCTGTAGATATATCTTCAATCTCAGCAGTTACAAAGTAATCGTTTAATGTTCTCATTTTTTTGTCCTTTTTATTTGCTTCGTTCCGACTTTAAAATAAATCTTCAAAGACCAAACAAAATTGTTAATAGAATGATGGGGGATTGCTCCCCCACCAAATTAAGTATTATGAAGTAGTTAAGTCTGTAACTAATCCACTAGCTTTTTCGTTTCTTGACTCAAGAGTGTACTCTGCAACCATGAATCTCTGATCTGCGTCTGCAGTTTGAGCTGGTGTTTGTAGAGCAAAATCTCTTAAGAAAGCAACTGCCCAGTAGTCCATCTCTAATACAAGAGCATCCTGACCTTTTTTAGCAGCAGTAGAATTTGCACCTCTGATAAATCGGTTTGGAGCAACTTGTAAAGTTCCGAAATCTGACTCATATACATCAATAGAAGTAACTAATCTTCTATCTTCAGCTTGGTCAAATCTAGTTGAACCACCAGTAAAGCCAGATAGTTTTTGCTTATTGAAAGCACCAACCATAATCATGTTTGGATTTCCACCTTCATTAAAGCATGATCTCAATACAGTTTTTAACTGATCTTCAGTAAAAGCTCTTTGAGTACCATCTGATCTAGCAGCACCATTTCCAGCACCTGAACCACTTGAACCTGCACTAACATTAGTTTCAATCCAAGTTTGGACTCCACCAAGTTTTCTTGCAGTTGTTGCGTTTCCAGCAGCAGCAGCTACATTAGATAAAAGAGCAGTTTCCATATCTCTTTTTAATTCTTTTGCAGATTTTGCTACTTGGTAAGCTAACTCATTATTTCTTCCAGCAGATGTTACAGCATCATTTGTTCCTGATACTTGAACAGACTTAGTAGAAATCTGAGTGTAGTTAGTTTCTTTAGTAGTTGCTGATAAAGTTGGGTAACTTATAGAAGCTCCCTCAACTGCAGCATTAGCAGCTACATCAGCCAAAGCATCTGTTTGCCATTGGTGTGATGTGTTTGTTGCTTTTGTTTTAGCAACGCCAGACATAAATGGAGTTTCAGTTGGTGATATTGAATAAATAATATCAGCCAAATCTTCTCTTATGCCGACTGTTTGGTATGTTTGATATACAGCCATTGTCTATCTCCTTAGTTAGGTTATTGTTTATAAATAACGCATCAAAAGATCAGTTGCGTCTTTTGGACTTCCTGACTTCTTCAGCGCTTTAATTTGATTCAACCTAGACTTAGAGTTTAATTCTTCTTTAGTAGATTTAGTGCCTGACTTAACAAACTTGGTTGGTTTTACTTTTTTAGAAACTAAACCAGGTTTTACTGATTTAGATTTATTAAAGTTCATACCATCCATAATCACATCAAAATATCTTGAATCATAAATTCTTGCGACATCCTCATTTGAGAATCCCTTAGAACTTAAATAGTTCATAATATTTGACTTAACTGTTGTACCCTTAATAGGATCAGCAATTTCTGGATGTTTTAAGTGAAGTTTTTTTTGTTCTTCTCTTAATATTTCCTGAAACTGAGTTTGCTGATGCTCTCTCAGTTTTTGCTGTGCTTGTTGGATCGTTTGTTTTCTTTTTTGAATCCTACGATCTATCTTTGCAGCTTCAGTCGGATCTTCATCCCAAAGAGCATCTAGCTCTTTAGAATTCATATCGTTGTTAATTTCAGCATTCAAAGTAACTACCAAAGAGTTTAAATCTTCCATCTTTGTTGAATACTGGTTTTTAAGACGATCTTCTTCAGATTTTAGCTCTCTTTTTTCAATCGCTATCTCCTCAGTTTTTCGTCTATAGTCGGCATCTTTTTGATAACCTGCTTTTAATTCTTCAAGGTCAACATCAATCTTTTCACCATTAATAACAACTTGGTGTAGATCGGTTGTTTGTTCTTCAATCGCATTTTCATCTTCTGATGCTTCTTCTTGATCTGCAACTTCCTCAGCTTCTGGCTGTGGTTGAGTTTCAGTTGGTTGTTCAACCTCTTGATTATCTTCAGCTTTCGCTTCTGGTTCTTTCGGTTCAACTGGTGCTGCTTCTTTTTGAGGTTTATTGATAACACCTTTAGTGTCCATTAAACCTTCAATAGATTTTGCTGCACCATGTACTGAATCATTGTTCAGTAAAGGGTTTTCGTCAGACATTTAGTCCTCCATTGTTAAGCTGTCTTTATGACTTGGCTTATTTTAACTATATAGTTAAAATTTTGTGTTTTGTTGTTGTTTTCTAAAATCTTCTAATTGTTTTTGAGCAAGTTTCCCTGTTTCAATAACAGTTTGAAGATGTTGTTCAACTTTTCCAACAACATTGTATGCAATCCAAAGTTTTTCTCTGGTATCGCTTTCTTTAGCACCAGTTTTTTCAAGTAGTGCCTCAGAATAAAGTTTTTTTAGAGAATTAATTGCCTCTATAAAAATTTTATTCTCCAGTATTTGTTTGGCTTGGTTGGATCGGCTGACTTCTTCCGATCTCCTTACCTGGTCTTTGGTTTCCATTTAATCCTTGTAACTGTTGGCTAAACATATTAGTAGATTTTGTCGCTTGTTCAAGTATTTTGTTATCTCCAGCAATCATCATCTTATCTAAGTCTGCATCAGCTTTAATTTTTGCAGTATCTAGTTGAGTATTATACTTTAATGCCATTTCTTTTATCTTAGCTTCAAAGTCTAATTGCATTTCTTGAGTTTTTTGTTGTAATTCTTGAGATTGTAACTGAAGATCAGCAATTTTTCTCTTATTCTCTGCATCAATCCTTGTAAATTCTATTTTTTCAATAGGAGTTAGAGGTGGTGGTGCAGGTGGAGG